CTATCAACTCGCTCAACAGTTGCGAAGGCATTAGAAGTATTGCCTGTAACAATTGTTCCAATAAAATTTTCGAGAGTAGCTAGATCGGAATCTAATGCATTCTCAAGTTTTGTGTCTGTAATTCTTAGTGATTTCTGAACATACCATTTACCATCAGATGCACGAAGAACATCTTTCTTTGGATAATAGAAATCAACATCTTCTTTTTGAAAAAGAATATTGAGTAGAAAACGAATGGATTTTTCTGTGCCTCTAGCTAGATAGAAGTCTTTGATATGTTTTAGTAGAAGGTCTTTATCAGCGCGAACATCTTCTGGAATGAGAAGCATATATTCTTTGTAAAGTTTTTCAGCAAACTGATCAATCGTCAAATCAATATTACGATAATCAATTAGATTTTTACCGATATCAACAGCCTTACCAGTCTGTTCAAGGTATTCATAATATGCTTCAAGAAAACGCACAAAGTTTTGATGATCATTCCTTACGAAGAATGGAACCTGTGTGCTAATAAGGTTTGATATCTTATTATTAGTTGTCATCTATTATGATTCCGCAACCATTGTGACTACAACAGATTTAGCATCTCCTTCGTCAATGGTTATAATCCTATTTCTTAGTGGGCGAATAATCTCGCCTTTGATTGGAGCAAAGAATGTCACAACATCTGAGTCGTAGAAGTCATTATCAATTGCACCTAAAGTTCGGAAGGCGCTCAATGTAATCTTACCAGTTGCAAAATTGACTTGCCCAGCTTCATCATTGATAGATACCTTATCACCAGCTGTGTTGTAATAATATGTTCTCAAGGTTCCGTAATCATTTTCAAGTAATGCTGTTGCAACAACGCCTGTGCCACTTGTGTCGGTAACTGTGACGATTGCTCTTGTATAGTCTGAACCCTTATTTGTGACATTGATCTTGGTAATTTTACCATCAACTACAACAGCACTTGCAGTTGCTCCTGTTCCGTCGCCACTAATAGTTACTGTTGGTGTTGAAGTGTAGCTTCTTCCTGTCTCTGTAACTGTGATAGAGTTGATGCCAGATTTAGAATTGAGAACTTCTTCAAACAAAACGTTTCTTGCAACTCCGTTGATATCATTGACAACAATTTCTGGATATGAGTAAATACGATTACCAACTGTACCCTTTTCAAGAGGCATGTTATAATCAACTGTATAGATTCTATTTGATCCTGTTACATCCATAATGAGACGCTTCTGAACGAATACCGTAACATCTGAAGCTGTAATTGACTTTTCAGAATTTTCAATATAACTCTGCAATTTTGATTGACGGAATGTTGAATCAAATGACGTTAGATTGTCATTAGAATAGTCGGATATGGCAGCACGAACATAGTCTTCTATCTGATTAGATGAGAGCATTGTCAGACTTGGATTGTAACTTACTGTTGCATTGATAATGAGATATGCATAATCCGGATCAACAATCTCTGGCGTTACTGCAACAACGTTTCTCAAACGAATAAGATCGTTCTTGATATCTTCCTTATCCTGATTAGTCAATGCTACGTTCTGCTTAGTCTTTATTGAAATGAACACCTTACCATAAACGATTGGATCATTATCTTCACCACCCCAGACTGATACAGCTTGAATGTTTGGATAATCTTTTAGAATAAGTGTTTCATAATCTTGAGTGGTGACTGCGCGGTTTTGTGTTGTATAGTAATATGGTGCGCGGAATCGAGTCTCTTCAATTGTTTCCTTATCGGTGCCACCAAATGATGAGTTTGCTGCTGTGACAGTGACGTTATTTCGATATTCACCACCGATTGGCTCTACAAGTGTAAATTCGGAAATATTATTAGCCAATCCTCCAACGGTCTCAAGATATGTGCAAATGACGATATTACCATCTGAAGGATTCTTGCCTATAATTCCATCACCAAAGTAAAATGTATATTCTAGATTTTCATCTTCCTCAATAAAGTAAACAGTTGAGTTTGAATTGAGTTCTGTAATATCAGTTGATTGAGTATAGAATTGAATATCGGTGTTTGTAGCTGAGGCTTGAACAGCAATAGAGATTGTGCTTGTGTCAACGTTGGCTGAAGGAATCTTATATCGACGCTTTGGATTTGATGTATTATTCACAAGAAACTGTGTTGTAACCGTCTCGCCCTGACCAAGAAGAATGTCATTGAATGTAAATGAACCACCAGACTTTGTTGCTGTATTTGAGTTTAGGGCTACGAACTGATAGTTGATGCCGTCAATATCAGCACCAAGGAATCGTGTATATTTGTTGATTGTAGTTGATGTTGCTGAGTCATCTTCATTGGTTGATGGTGTTGCTACAACATCAACATAGACTTTTGACATAGATTTGCTATGTGGAACATAACCAATTGTCTTAGCATGTGAGAGAACGGACTTTCTTAGCTGTGCTGAATCCAAAAACATTTCATTGGAAACAACATTGATATAATAAGCCATATAGTGAGTGTTATATGCAAGAATATCCAAAAGAACGGACATGCCTGAACCATCAAAGTCATAATCATTGAACTCTGACTGGCTGCGAAGATATGTCTTTAGATTCTCGCGGATAGAGTTAAAATCGAGTTCAGTAACTCTGAGTGCGTTATTAGCTGTAGCCATCTTATCTTATTCTCTCTAGGAATATTGTGCTTACGACAGGTTGTAGCGTATTTAGAATGACATATTCAAGTCTAACATTATATCCATTTTGATCAAAATTCATTTGAACGTCTATACCATTTACCGCAACTCTAGGTTCATAGTTTCTTAAGACTTCTGCTATAGCGTCCTTGAGAAACGTTGACGTTAAAGGGTTTGGGTTCTCAAATAATAACTTCTGAACATTTGAACCAATACCAGGGCGAAATGGTCTATCATAGAAGTTAGTCAATATGAGATTACGAACAGAACGCTTGATAGCATCTGGTCCTACTTTTCTGACAATATCGCCCGTCGTTGGATGAGCGATAAAGTCAAGGTCTAAATCTGCGTAGTCGGGTTTTCTTGTTATTGCCATATTCTTATTTATGTTTTATTTTTAAGCGATAGCAGAACCGCCTGTAGCCGTATCAGCTACAGGTTCTTGTGCAGGAGTTTCAGCTTTTTTCATTTCCAAATCTGTTGACGCTGTAGCAGGAGCTGTTGGTGAGGGGTTATCAGCACCAGAAACGAAATCGGGAGTTGCTTTATTGGTCGAAGATTTGATGTGAACGGCCGAACCTCCACCAATCTTAACAGTGCTTGATCCTTTTAGATCAATATTACTTCCATCAAATGATAGACCTGTTCCGCTCATTGCAACTTCTGCACCAGATTTAATGGACGTTTTTGAAGCTGATTCCATCATTAGTGGTCCACCTTTTGCAACGATACCTACCTGTGTTTTACCGCCAATAGCAACAGCATCTCCAGTAGAACCTATCGTCATGCCAGACTTTGAGATGAGTGACATTGCGCCCGTCAAAGATTGTGAGGTAGATGATCCTTCAATCTTCTCTGTCTTGTTCTTAGCCTGTGTATCCATATTACCGCGAACTGTGTTGTTCTGATTCTTTGAAGTCATATTGAGATTACCGGTAACGGTCAGGTTCATATTACCTTTGACAGTTACATTATAGTCACCATCAACCCTTAGACTTGCACCACCTTTTTCAACAACAATGTCATATGAACCTGTAATCTTGATACGTTTTGGACCAAACACTGCGGTAAACATACCCTTATTAGCAACAAGCTGAATAGCGCCGTCTGGTAGAAACTGAATGGTCGAACCACCACGATGCTGAAGCGTCACATGCTCTTTACCGTTTGAGTCGTCCATGATGAATGTATGACCAGAACGAGTTTTGTGCGAATAGTAGTTTGGATATTGCATAGACCCCTTTTCTTTACGAGGATCTGTAGGCATATTCCAATCTGGCGGCGTAGGTTTTTGCACTTTTGTATCAGTAGCCATTATTCATTTCTCCATTATGAAAACATTTTAGTGAAGGGGTTTCCACCACCAACAGTTTGTTTGACAACACCATCAAATATCTTTGCAACACTTGATTGATTGAGAACTTTTGATAAATCAATAGCGACCTGATTTGAGCCGCCTGTCATTCTACCAAACATATCTAGCATAGTTTTTGATGACTTACCAAATAGATTTTCACCAGGATTTACACCAGGGAATCCAGTTGGAGATGACATTAAAGAACCAAACGCACTGATAGCCTGTGTTAATGCTGCTGGCGCTAGTGCTGCTACAGAACCGCTTGCATCGATTTTGATGGGCAAAGGAATACCATATGGTGTTGGAACTGAAATAGTTGTTGATCCTAGCTTGCTCTGACCAAATAGTGATGTGTCATTTTGAAGCTGATTGAGTGCGCTTGAAACATCACCAATCGATCTAACTTGTGATAGAATCTTTGCAGAGTTCTGCGCATATGTGAGAGGATCAACTCTACCAGCATTTAGAGAACCTGCATCTTGTTCAATAGATTGAATTAGAACAGATGCACTTCCAACACAACTTTGCATTTCTCTTGGCAATTTTGATCTCATCTCTCTTGATAGTTCAAAAAGAACCTCATCTGTTAGAGCATCAATACAAGTTAGTGCTGCCTCAGCTGCTAATTGTGCGCTTAGTGCTGCATCAATATCACTTTGAATGCCTGTTGATCGTGCAGTTTTTAGACTTGCTGAAGAATAGGCTAGTGATCCTGTAATATTACTTCTTGACGCATTTATAACACCCGCTAGACCACCAGCAAGTGTTCCAGTTAGAAGTGAACCAATCATGCCGCCTAGAGGAACATTAAGTCCTGGAATTTGACCAAGAACATTTGGTGTAATGATATTAGCAAGATCAAGGCTAAATGATTTAATAGCTGTTGATATGCCTGTAATATCAGGA